CAGTTTTCCAAAACATCCTTGAGGAGAACCATAGACATCAAATCTTTTCTGTTTTTGCGCGTATAGAGTTTATATAAGCAATCTCCCACTCGGCTCACCCTTTCCTCCATATCACATTTTGTTTTTGCGAGGGTATAGAGGTCAATATTTTTTACATGAAGGAAGAAAGCCCCAAAATCAAAGGCTATCCACAAGGGAGTGCCAGTTGCATTACACCATCCAGTCTTCCCTATAACATTTACGAACTCTACGAGAATGTTACCCTCTCGGGTAGAGTTTTTTAATCCTTTTAAATCTACAGTTTCACCTTCTATTACAAAATCAATGTGTCCAATGTCTTGTTTTTTGGTGGCCTTTTTGATTGTTAAACCAGCAGATAAACAAGAGTGGTGATACCTCTCTGTAGATTCATCTATTAGTCTTTGGGTGTGGGCTACATGCTTGGAACCCGACAAACCTCGCGCTTTATCTGACATCATAGGCTTATTATATAGGAATTACTTGTTTCTGCAAGAAAAAACCCCCGTCCACAAGGGATGGGGGTTTTTAGAACACCTAACGTATTGGTTAGCCTTTTTCTTTGGCTTTACCAATATTAAGAGCCCCCCAATCGATGAGGGCATAGACTTTTGCCAAGAAGCCCCCTTTTTTGGGGGTGGGGGTAGCGGCGGCGATTGCAGAAGCAAACGCAATAAAAGTTGTTACTACGCCAAACCAAGGGTTATCCTGAATTAATTGAAGAATCGTGTCCATTGTAATTAGTTGTTGTTGGTATTATTTACACTTTTTACAGGATTTCAACAGTTATTTATCTTTAACAAATTGCCCCCCGACCATCTTACCAGTCCTGTCTTTGATCTCATCGTAAGCCAATTGTAAACAATCAGTGCTCTCAAGATTAAGCATTTTAGCCGCAATAATAATTGTCACCAGCATATCACCAATGCCATCAGCTACCTCATTCTCTAATGTTTCTATTGTTTTAGGGTGGACATCGCTTGGTTCGCGATCCATCGCTTGATGCCAGTCTTGTAGATTTTTTACAGCAAGAATTGTTTCTTCAAGTTCTTCTTGTGTTTTGTCTAACTGAGCTAAAGTATCTCCATTATCAAAGATACCTCGTTCTTTTGCCCAATCGATTACCTTACTTTCTAATTCAGAAAAATTATTCATATTCCTCTTCTCCCTTTCCATTATAATACTCGTCGGCTTGCCTCATCATCTCGTCCATCTCCTCCCTCGTAGGGTAGCGCATTCTGTGCTTATCGCATTCGGGGATAGTCCCAAGCCAACAAATACCTTTTTCTTTTCCCTCTCCAAACAAACGTTTTTGTTCTTCTTCGTAGTCACGTAATGCTCGGGATTCATCCGTTCCTTTGGCATCAGCGAATTTACTAGTGTCAATTTTATCTAAACCAAACTTTTCAGCGAGTCCCTCGATGGGTTCGACCATTGGTTTCTTGTCTTCTTCGGTGGGGACCGAAACGCTAGCGGGAGCTATCTCCTGTAATTCAACACAAAGGGAAAAAATTTCCCTTTTACTAATATGTTCGTCGCCTAGGATAATTTTTCTTAATTTGTCTACTTCCTTGACAAAGGAAATATATGGGATGCCCTGAACGGCACGTTCTTGCAAAAAAGAATCATAAATAAATGCATCATAAACCTCATAACGCTCGTCCATTGAATATGCCCTGTCTAGATAAGACTCAATGGGGTGAGTGCCTGATTCCCCCAAAACAAACCTTAAGATATCTTGCTTGCGGACTCTGATCGATTGCTCTTTCATCGACGCCATAATAGAGGTTTCTCCCCCAGTGTCAAGAAAAATCTACAGAATTCTTATCCTGCTTCTAATCTTAGAAACATGTCTGTTTTTTTCTAAGACTGAGCCACCCTCTCGGCTACCAGCGCCATTGGTATTACCCTCGATAGTTTTGACGTAACCACTTGAGTCTATGTCTGCTATAGCGATACCAATGTGAGAGAATGTAAACACAACGATATCTCCAGCTTTAATATCTTCGTTTGTGGGCTTTCTTAATTCTACTCCATGAGTTGATTCTTGTTTAGCCCAATTTTCAAAATCCCAAGCCCCAGCAGTCCTAGGTCGCTTGAATGTCGTTTCATCTTCTTCTATTGCTTCCCTTATAAGCCAGCATATAAAAGCCGCGCACCAAGGCCACCCCTTGTCAGCGTCCAGCCATGTCGCAGCCTTATATTCGTCTACTTTGGGACCGCAATTAGTTCCATCCACCTCGGAAACGCCGATCTCTCCACGGGACAATGCTACCATTTTTTCAGTTATACCACCCCCAAAAACCATAGGTTCTTTTGTAGATAATTTAGCCAGTATAGCATTCCACGTAACTGGTCCGTCTGATCCATCAGCAGAAACGTCTAGAAGCTTTTGGACAGCTTTGACTACTTCTTTTTTACCTTTAAAATTCATAATTTAATGACAATGCTTTCTTAAAGAGACACATAAAGCTAACACAACGACAAGACATGTTAACTGAATTAACAGTCCCTCCAGAACCTTCATCTTAATTTCGATCTCTTCTTTTATATCACAGATAGGCAGGTTAGCTTCATACCCCGCTGCAAATACCTGATATATTTCGTCATGTATTTGGAAACCCCTAAGAGTAAAACACAGCACAATGGCCGCAATGAAGTATACTATGTATCGAGGTTTCATTTTTTAAGGAATTTAAATGGATTTTTCTCAAAGTTTTTAGCCAACTTAACTACTCCTCCTATTACTTCAGGGCTTACTACTCCAATTATTCCGTAAGTAATAGCTTTTGTCAGAGATGAAATATCAGTTTGCTCTAGGACAAACCATGCTACCCCAGATGCGATAGCAGCAGTAAAAATTCTTTTAAATTGTTGACTTATGGATAATTCGTTAGGAGCAGACAATAAACGAGCAAACATTGCCGCTGCCCCAATAAGGGGGACAAGCCAACCGCCATTAAGAAACTCCTTTATTATAGATTTTTCGGGCTCCATGTTCACCTATTTACACTCTAAATAAAAAAAGCCCCCTTTAAAGGGGGCTTTTAATTTAAGATTTTTAAAATTTTGTTTTAGAACTTAAAGGAAGCTCCCGCGCCAAACGACCAATCGCTCTCTAAAGCGTAAGCATCAGAGGAATCAAGGTCATTATGATTGTAAGCTCCTTTGAGGAACAAAGACAGACCGTTACCGAAATCATGAGTGGCTGAAACTCCAGCCTCTACTGCATTATACCCATTAGCGACATTAACTGCGATAAAAGGAGTAAGGGAAAGATTCTTTACTGGAGAAGCGAGATCATGAGAAACCATGAATTCTACCCCATAAGCATCATCTGTATCAACTTGGTGCCAAACCGTAGTCGTGAGATCAGCGATGTCATGAGAGTAGGTCAGGGAGAGCCCCACTTCTTCCCAATCACCATGAGAAGAATCAATCCGCTCAAAGTAAGCTTTTGCGCCGAAGCCTTGGCCTAGAATTTTGACTGGACGAGCGTAAGCAACAGACCAATCCTTTTCAAAATCACCGTCAACATCATGGAGGTCGATGCCCAGAGAAAGCTCTGCGTCCTCCACTGGCAATCCTACAAGGATAGAATAAGCAAAAGAATCTTCTCTCGTAGCTAGGCCACGATTAGTCGATAAATTGCTATAAGAAGCACTAACCTGAGGAGAAAAGTCCCCTATGAGATTAGTGACGGTGATACCTGCGTTACCAAGGGTAACGCCCAACATGGTTGCGAGACTAAATAATAGTGTCTTCATATTTGTGTATAATAGTTAGTATAAAAAATTTGTCAATGGTTAATTCGTATTATTTTCGGGATCTAAGTAAAATTTATGTATCTGTCGTTTGGTTGCTATTGGGAAAGGTTATTCCTCCAGGTGAGTTATCTGCAATCCTCTAAACTATTTTTTTTTGGGATTTGGAAGGCCACTGAATTTTTATTTGGGATAGACTCATTTATCTTTCAGGGGCTGGTGCTTAGGCAAATAATATACTTTTCTCTCTAGTTTTCGATACCGCGCATCGGAATGCCACACCTCATCCGTTTGGGGAGTGTAGATACCATCTTGTGTCTGAACTGCGTTATTTTTCTTGAGTCTTAGAGTAGAAGGCTGATATATGTTCAAATTGCTCACGCTCGGTAGTGAACCTCTTCCGCAAGAGGTCAGCACGATCAGCATCGTTGCTGTTCCCACTATCCCTAAGTTTTTCAATTTCTTGGAGGATTTCATCTTCTCGTTTTCTTTGCTCTCGATAAAGATCGTAGTAAAACCTTTTATTTTTAAGGTTTAAAAATAATTCTAAGGATCTTATAAGAGATTTAATTAGTGCTAGCATGCGGCTCTTTAGAACAACAAAATACTTCGGTTTCTACTCCTTCAGAAGTGACCTCCTTGACAGAGCCGCCTACTACTTTGGCACAATCGATAGCCCATCCTAATGCCCCTTCCAGCAATGCACTGTAGCAATGGTGGAATTGGCCCTTACGGGTATATACCCTATAAACAACTGATTTTTTACTCATTTTTGCGGTTTGAATTCAAATGCTATTCTTCCGACATTTTCTTTGTCGTCTGACAACAACCCGTGAATTAAAACACGGTCAGAAAGGAAGTCAATGCTTTTTTCATCGAAAATATAACGATCTTTTTTAAAAAAAAGCTCTCGCATTACATGGCGTGGCCCTTTTCGAGTGTATCCTAGCAACGCTTCTTTACCCATTAAATGTTTTGTTGTCTTATTTGTTGCGACGACTTTAAATATTACACTCATACGCTCTGATTTACACCAAACTATGCTATTTTTTGGATCTTTAAAGAGTATGGCCCTTTTTTGGTATTTTTCAATCCATTTTTTAAATGCTTCCACTTTATATTCTCGTCCTATTTCAGCTATGACATAATTTTTATTCTGTTGATCAAGAAGTAGATCGAAAAGATTGTAAAGCCACTGTGCCCATTTTGTATGGGAGAATTTGCTACTGGCGCTTATCCCGAAAGCAAATCTGAGATTCATGAAATCTTCCTCTTCTGAGATGAACGCAAACCCGAAAGGCTCCCCCGATTCTTCAGCCCTGTATATTTCGCAGTTAGAAACCAAGTCTTTAAAAAAGTCTTTTATTTTTTCTTTTCTTAAATGTGGAGACGCAAACTCGCACCCATTGTAAGGTTTGGATTTTAGGGAATAATCATAAAAAAGAGACCAAACTGTGGAGGGGTCTTTAATATGTTTAATTTTCATTTCTTTATTATATAATATAATAATAAAGTGTAAATACAAATATGGCGGCAGAAGGAAAAAACAAGGTAGCGACTAGTCTTCTAGACCTACAGCCAACTGCTATCTTGGAATTGTTTAGGTTTTACCCTGATAGGATCAATAGGCCCAGCATGTTTATGGGGTTTCATGGGGGATCTATTTTTAATAACTCAATAAAATGGCAAGGCGTCCAATATCTCCCGCTGGCCATGGAGAGTGAAGGGTTTGATATACTGGGAGACGGCAAACTAGCGCGTCCCAAAATAAGAGTAGCTAATAAAAACAATATTATTACTAATCTACTCCAAAATCATAAAGACTTTAAAAATGCAAAGGTTGTCAGAAAAAAGGTTCAAGTTAACTTTTTAGACGATGACAACTTTGACGGAGGAAATCCATTCGGGACAGCAGATAGTAAAGCCGAACTGCTAGATGAAGAGTGGATAATGGGGAGAAAGACTCAAGAGTCTAAGATATTTGTAGAATTTGAATTGAATTCTCCCTTAGATTTAGAAAACTTTACTGTTAATTCTAGAGGAGTCACCGCTAAATTTTGTTGTTGGCAGTATAGGGGGGAAGGATGTCGATATGAAGGACTACCTGTAGAGAGAGAGGACGGGGCACCCTTTCTAGATTTAAATAATGATCCAGTGGTGCCTCAGTATACCGCTCCTATTTCTGCTAATGGTATATCATCACAAGCTAGTTTTTTTAATGACGAAAGTATTATATGGAATGCAAGTAGGACATATGAAAAAGGTGCTATAGTCGGAGTGGAAAGCCCCACCGTCTTGCTCCCTTCTTCAGAAGATGTTAATCAAAATGGAGTGCCTCTTAAGACTGTTTATGTCTCTGTGGCAGCGGCCAACGTGGGGAATCATCCTGAGAAAAATCCCAGTTTCTGGCAAAAGGACGGCTGCACTAAAAAGTTAAGTGCATGTCGAAGGAGATTTAATTCAGCTGATAATTTAATTTTCAGAA